CAATGCCACAGATCCAATACACTGTTAAAAACGTGTTAGGATCTAAATTACTAAATACGTGGGAAAAAGCGTTAGATGGCAGAGCAAATGAACTAACAGGCGTTTATCGCCGTGTTGGTAAGTTCATAGAAAAAAAAGCTCACGAGTATGGCATTACTCGTGGAAATATGACCAGTTTAACTGGCGATCGTGTAAGTAAACTAATCATAGATATCGGACAATATGTTATGGATATCGCTGGTGACTTATTATCAACAACCGGAAAAAACATTATAGGAGCATATATTGGCCAAAAGTAATTTTAAAAGCGCATACAGCGCACGTGAACGCGTATCAACCACTGTAGAAGGCGAAAGCATGACACAACAACATTTTGCTCATGAGCAAGATGTTAGAACTATTATTAGTCAATATGACAAAACAGGTCTAATTGCTAATGTTGCTCGCGGTGTAGCAAAATACGGTGATTATTCAGAAATCAACGAATATCGCGAATCATTAGACCTTGTTAATAATGCAAATCAAATGTTTATGGAACTACCAGCTGAGGTACGTGAAAAGTTCAACAACAATGCTGGTATATTCTTTGAATTTGCTACTAATCCAGAAAACGAATCAGACATGATTAAGATGGGGTTGCGGGAGCCAACCGAATCTGCAGTTGTACCTCCAAAGTCTGCAGAGAAATCAACAAAACAGCCTGTCGAGACTCCCGACTCCCCTAGTGAAGTAGGGGAGTGAGACAGGCAAGGCACAGTTACTCACTTGATGTAACTGTGCCTACTGACACCATGGGAGTAAAAAATGGATAAAATCACATACAAAGTAGTACAACCAAGAAAAACAAATACAGATAAAACACATTGGATGGAAATTGGAATTGGTATTAAAGACGGAACCAAATTTGCATTAAAATTATACACACTACCATTACCAAACGATAAAGGCGAAGTTTGGTGTCAACTATACGAAAGGATGAATAACGATGAGATATCGCAAAAGGATTAGCAAAAAACGTAGTAAGCGTACTTTCACAAAAGGCGCAATGCGCGTAAAGGGTCGTAACTTTACAAAGCCTATGAGAGGCGGAATCAGATTGTAAATGCCTTGTTATCATCCTCTAGTAGCCTACAAATGCGATGGTAACATAGTCTTTGATAAGCCCTTTGCATTTGCAAGGGGCTTTAATTTACCGTGTGGCCAATGTATAGGTTGCCGATTGGAGTATTCGCGACAATGGGCTATTAGGTGCATTCATGAGGCACAAATGCACGAAGATAACTGTTTCATAACTCTAACGTTCGATGACGAACATTTAAAAATGCGGGAAAATCCCGCTAGTTTGGATAAATCAGAATTTCAAAGGTTTATGAAACGTCTCAGAAAAAAGTATAATCACAAAATAAGATTTTTCCATTGTGGAGAATATGGTGATCAGAACAAAAGACCACATTATCACGCCCTATTATTCGGGCATGATTTTAAAGATAAAAAATTGTGGTCAAATAAAGGCGGCTTTAATCTTTTTGTAAGTCAAGAACTTGCAGAATTATGGCCTTACGGATTTCATACTATTGGAGCTGTTAACTTTGACACAGCGGCCTATTGTGCAAGATATGTTATGAAAAAAGTAACAGGTGATGCCGCTAAAAATCATTATAGGGAAGTTGATCCAGACACTGGGGAGATTATACAAGAAATAATACCAGAATATTGCACAATGTCTCGCAATTCAGGTATAGGTTATGACTGGTACCAAACCTATGGTTACCATGATTGTCATAAGCATGATTTTATCGTAGTGAATGGACATGAAGTACGACCACCAAGATATTACGATAAGTTATGCGATCCAGAACTTATGGAAGAGCTAAAAGAAAAGCGTGTAGAAAACGCTAAAGACCCGATCATTAATTATGACGAAAATATGGATCGGTTATGGATACAAGAAGAAGTTAAAATAAAACAACTTGAACGATTAATTAGAAATGTGTAACGTTACTTTATGTAACAAAGAGGAGTCTAAGATGAAAAAAGTATTTTATGCAGTATATGACAGAAAATCAGAACTATATAGCGCACCATTCCTTGAAGTTAAGGATGGTACAGCTATTCGAGCAATACAAGATATGGTAACTAGCTCACCAGATCATGCATTTGCAAAACACCCTACAGATTACAGTTTACATAGACTGGGTGTATTTGAAGATGAAACTGGTGATATTACAGTAGAAGATAAAACCAAATTACAAGAATTTGATCAGTTAATAGGAGAATAAGAAAATGCTAGGCGGTGCAATGGGTAACCTTCCAACAGTTATGAAACACGAGTTTAGTCGTGTTCCACAAGCTGATATTCAGCGGTCAACATTTGACCGTAGTCATGGATTAAAAACAACATTCGATGCAGGATATCTTATTCCTATATATGTTGATGAAGTATTACCGGCTGATAGCTTCACTATGAAAGCACACGGCTTTGGCCGTCTAGCAACTCCTATATATCCAGTTATGGATAATCTATACGTTGAAACATTCTTTTTCTATGTACCTAATCGACTATTATGGGACAATTGGGAAAAGTTCAACGGTGCACAAGATAACCCTAATGACTCAACAAGCTATTTAATACCACAAATGCAAACTGGTGCAGGTACTCATGTTGACGTCGGTACTCTATATGATTATATGGGTATTCCTACAGATATTAATGATATCACGTTCAATAATTTACATGGACGTGCATATAACCTTATTTATAACGAATGGTTTCGGGACGAAAACCTTCAGGATTCAGTAACAGTCGATAAAGACGACGGACCTGATACACTTACAGATTATACTATTAAAAAACGCGGTAAAAGACATGATTACTTCACATCATGCCTACCATGGCCGCAAAAAGGTGATGCAGTAGAACTGCCACTCGGTTCAAAAGCAATGGTTCATGTTGACCGAGGTCAAGATGGTTCAGTTGGTGTATTTAGTACAACTGAAGATGCTTACCGTATGCTTTATACAGATCATTCTAGCAATCATCTAGTAGTAGCTGGTGGTGGCAGTAATGAAAACGATAGCTTTTATGCAGACCTATCAAGTGCAACGGCTGCTACAATCAACCAGCTTAGAGAAGCCTTTCAGATTCAAAGGCTATACGAGCGTGATGCTCGTGGCGGTACACGTTATACAGAGATTTTACAATCACACTTTGGTGTTACATCCCCAGACAGTCGGCTACAACGCCCAGAATATCTAGGTGGCGGTAAAACACCAATCAATATGCAACCAGTACCGCAAACAAGTTCAACAGATTCAACATCACCCCAAGGTAACCTATCAGCACTGGCTACAGTAGGAGTTCAAGGACACGGATTCTCAAAGTCATTTGTAGAACATGGTGTAATTATAGGACTAGCATGCGTATTCGCTGATTTGACATATCAGCAAGGTATGAACCGTATGTGGAAACGTCGCGATCGCTGGGATTATTATTGGCCAGCACTCGCACACTTAGGTGAACAGGCAGTATTAAATGAAGAAATCTATACACAAGGTACATCAGCGGATACGGACGTATTTGGATACCAAGAGCGTTACGCTGAATATCGGTATAAGCCGAGCCAAATTACGGGTAAGATGCGTAGTACAGCATCCGGTTCGCTTGATGTGTGGCATCTATCGCAAGATTTTTCATCGCTTCCTGCGCTAAACTCATCATTTATAGAAGAAAACCCACCTATTGATCGTGTAGTAGCAGTACCATCAGAACCAGATCTTATATTTGATTGGTACTTTGACCTTAAATCTACACGGCCAATGCCTACTTATTCTGTACCCGGTCTAATCGATCATTTTTAGGAGATGTTATGGATTATAGGATTACTATCCTGCTTGGTGCTATTAAGCGTTTCGCGATCCCTGTGGCTCTCGGTTCGCTTATTCTGTGGCTTGCTAACCATGGCTATAATAACTGGATTCCTATTATATGTGATATTGCAAACAATTTTGGCATCGTAGTCGAGGAGTGTAAACAATGGATCCCTTAATCGGTGCCGCAATTATATCAGCTGGCGGCGAAATGCTAGCTAATAGGGAAACTAGACGTTCTACGGCTAGACAGATGGCATTTCAAGAAGACATGTCAAATACAGCCCACCAACGACAAATGGCTGATATGCGTCGTGCAGGACTAAACCCCATTTTATCAGCAAAATATGGCGGAGCATCTACACCATCCGGAGCTCAATATACAGCACGTAACATAGGTGCCGCAGGTGTCGAAGGCTATTCAAAAGCAGCATCAGCAAAACAAGCACGTGCTCAAGCAGAACGTACAAAAGTAAATACTCAAATTGAGCAACTAACATTAAATATGTTAAGGAAAGAAAAACTAACAATGCCACAGATCCAATACACTGTTAAAAACGTGTTAGGATCTAAATTACTTAATACGTGGGAAAAAGCGTTAGATGGCAGAGCAAATGAACTAACAGGCGTTTATCGCCGTGTTGGTAAGTTCATAGAAAAAAAAGCTCACGAGTATGGCATTACTCGTGGAAATATGACCAGTTTAA